CGCGCGACCGGCGGGCTGGCCCAACTGGCCGGGCAAGGCGCGTCCGCCATCTCGTCGCTGGCCGGCAATTCGCTCGCCATCGACAACTCGGGCCAGTCCTGGATGGGCGGAACGTGGCACAATCGCCTCCAGCCGGGATCATGGCGCGGGGTCGGGTTCGTCCTCGATGCCGGCGAGACCATCGCGGGCCGGCGCGTGGCGATTCACGAATACCCGTACCGCGACACCGCCTGGGGCGAAGACCTCGGCAAGCTGCCGCGCCGGTTCAACGTGCAAGCCTTCCTGGTGGGCGACGACGTGTATGCCCAGCGGGATCAGATGGTCGCCGCGTGCGAGCAGGCGGGCAGCGGCACGCTGGTCCATCCCACGATGGGCAGCGTCGAATGCGTGCTGCTGGAATTCGCGGTCACCGATCGCCGCGAGCGCGGCCGCGTGGTCGAGATCACCATGCAGCTCATGCTGGCATCCGACGTGCGCTATCCCGGCACCTCGATCTCGACGGCCGATGTCATCAAGAGCGCCGCCAACGCACTAACCGCCGCCTCCAAGGGCGATCTGTCCGGCGCCTTGTCCGCGATCGGCGGCGCCATCCCGGCCGCCGCGAAGGAGGTGCAGGGCTTCACGTCCACCGCCATCTCGGCGGTGAACGATGCCACGCGCGTCTACAGTGCCGTGAAGGGGTTGACCGGCATCTTCGGCCGCTTTTCCAGCGGCAACCGGCTTACGCTGCAATCCGCCGCGTCCACCGTCCAATCCGTCCTGGGCGCGGCGACCACCGCCCGGACGGCGGTGACCAGCGCGGCCAGCTCGGTCACCAACCTCGCGGGCCTGCTGTGAGCGCCGCCAGCGACGCCTTTGCCGATGCCGGTGCCGCCTTGGCCCAGGCGGTGGTTGACGCGATGAATGATCCCGCCGACGCGATCCGGTTGCTGCTGCCGCTTGCCAATTGGGCGCCGCCGCCGATCGCGGGGGTGGGCGGGCTGGCGATCGAGGCGCGGGCCGCCCAGGACGCCATCGCGGACAGCTTGCGATGCGCCGCGTGCGCGGCCTTGGGTGCGGCTACGCTGGCCTATGCCCCGTCAAGCTATCAAGACGCCTTGGCGGTGCGTGTCGCCGTCTGCGACGCCCTGGATGTCCAGGCGACGGCCTGCGCGGATGCCGGCCGCGACGCCAGCTATGCCGCCCTCCGGGATCTCCGCACCGCGGTGGCGATCGACCTCGCCATCCGGGGCGCCAACCTCGCTTGGCTGGTGGAAGTCGTCACCGAGCAGCCGATGCCGTCCCTGGCCGAGGCCTGGACGCTCTACCACGACACCACCCGCGAGCCGGCGCTGGTGGCCGCCGCCGATGTCCCGCATCCGCTATTCCTGCCGGTCACGTTCATGGGCCTGTCGCAGTGAGCGATGCTCACGGCGCGCCATCGCACGGCACGCAGGTCACCACCTCGGACGTGTTGAGCCTGCAAGTCGGCAATGTGCAGCTTTCCGGCTGGCAGCGGGTCGAGGTCATGCGATCGATGGACAGCATCCCAGCCAGCTTCCAGATCGAGGTGACCGAGAAATACCCCAACACCGCCGACGTGGATGTCCGGCCCGGTCAGCCGTGCACGGTCAAGATAGGCAGCGACCTCGTGCTGACCGGGTTCGTGGACCGCTACACCTCGCAAGTGAGCGCCGCGACGCATACCGTCCGCGTCTCCGGGCGCAGCAAGAGCCAAGACCTGGTGGATTGCTCGGCGTTCATTGGCGACAAGGATAACCCCTCGTTCCAGGTCAAGGGAGGCACCGCGCTGTCGATCGCGCAAGCCATCGCCAAACCGTACGACGTGACGATTCAGTCGATGGCGGGCGACGGCGCCGACGTGCTGCAGTTCAACATCAACATGGGCGAGACGTGCTGGGAGATCATCGACCGGCTGATCCGCGTATCCGGCTTCGTGGCCTACGACATGCCAGACGGATCGCTGATGCTGGCGCGAGCTGGGACCGACAAGATGGCATCCGGCTTCGCGCTCGGCCAGAACATCGAGCAAGCCGACATCTCGTATTCGATGGACCAGCGGTTCAGCGACTATCAGGGCGAATTCCTCGCCGTGGTGACCTATGGCGTGGGCGGCCCGCTCACCGATAGCAGCGCCGGCCCGGTGCAGCATGACGAGGGCGTGCCCCGCTTCCGCAAGCGGTTTGTGGTCAGCGAACAGATGAGCGACGGCGTATCGCTGGCCGCGCAGCGCGCGCTGTGGGAGCGCAACCGCCGCTATGGCCGATCGCAGCAGTTCAATGTGACCTGCGATAGCTGGCGCGATTCCGCTGGCGCCTTGTGGGCGCCAAACAAGGTCGCGCCGATCAGCGCCAAGGTGCTCAAACTGGTCGATGACTCCTGGGTGATCGGCGGGGTGACCTATATCCGCAATGAGACCGGCCAGCATGCAAGCCTGATCCTGATGCCGAAGGAGGCGTTCGCGGTCGAGCCCACGGTGCTCAATCCGCTGCCGCCGCTGGTCCAGGACATCGGGGCGAACAACGCCACCAAGCCGCAAGGCAGCGGCACCGACCTCAAGCTGCCGTCCTCCTACAGCGACGGCATCCAAAGCAGCGGCGGCAGCGCCATCGCATGAGCGACGTGTCCGGCCGCGACCTGATGAACAACCTGGAGCGGCAGTGGCGCCGCACCCTGATGAACAACGCGCGGTGCGTCATCACCGCCACCAATGACGCGGGCGGCATCCACAAGGTGCAGGTGCGCCCGTCGCCCCACGAGCTGATCGATGACGTGCCGGTGGTCCAGCTATTCGGCATCTCGTCGCACGCGCCCGTGGGCAGCGAAGCGCACATGATCTGCACGACCAGCGACCGCTCCAAGTCGGTGGTGATGGCGACCAACAACCCCGATCTGCGCCCGCGCAATCTGAAGTCGGGCGAGGTGGCGATCTATGATAGCTCCGGCAGCACCGTGAAGCTCGCCAACGGCGGGGATGTCTCGGTAACCGCCAGCGGCACGCATACCACCACGGTCCCGACGATCGCGGTCAATGCCACCGACAAAGTGACCGTCACCACGCCCGTGCACCACGTCGAGGGCAAGAGCACGGTGGCCTACGATCCCAGCGCGCCCAATGAGGTCGCCACCAAAGCCTATGTCGATGCATCGCACGGCGCCGGATTGCCTGGGCCGCCAGGGCCGGCTGGGCCGACGGGACCGGCTGGGCCTCCTGGGCCGGCCGGGCCGAAGGGCGATACCGGAGCGACCGGCGCCGCCAGCACCGTGCCCGGCCCGCAAGGGCCGCAAGGGCCGGCGGGGACAACCGGCGCGACCGGGCCGCAAGGGCCGGCGGGTGCGACCGGCGGCATAGGCCCCGCCGGGCCTACGGGGCCGCCTGGGGCCGACAGCACCGTGCCCGGTCCTGCCGGGCCAACCGGCGCGCAAGGCCCGCCAGGGACCACGGGGGCGCAAGGGCCGGCGGGCGCCACGGGGCCGCAGGGACCGACCGGAGCCGATAGCACGGTGCCAGGGCCACAAGGTCCAAAGGGCGACACTGGAGCACAAGGCCCACAAGGTGTGCCGGGTCCGACCGGCGCGACTGGACCGCAAGGGCCACAAGGGCCGCCAGGATCAGGGCTGGCAGATGCGCCCTCCGATGGCTGGACATACGCGCGGCAGGGCGGAGCGTGGACAAGCACTTACCACGTCGCTGGAATGAGAAACGATTACTCGTATGCAATCAATTGGCACTCGGGCGCCAACACGTATGATTCCTTCGGCTTCTGGGACCTAGATACCAGCACCGGTGTCGGACTGTTCATGTATGGCGGGAATATTGGTTTCGGGAAAACAAACAGCACCGGACAAGGAATATCTGGGACCTTCTTCCAGGTTAGCCCCACGACTGGCGACTTTGGTGGAGCGGGCACGCTACGTCTCGGCACCGTCAATTCCGATCCGTCCTCGGTTGTCGGCGGGATCGAGATGTATCCCGGTTATGGCGGCTTCGGCGTGACCTCGGGGACACTCAATTACAACTGGACCGGAATACACCAGTTCTCGAACGGCGCCACGCCGATCATGTATATCAGTGCCGGGCTGTATATGCAGACGCCGCTGACCCTCGCGCGCGATCCCGTCAATTCAACCGAAGCCGCGACAAAGGCTTACGTTGACAACGCCGTCGCCGCCGTCAACGCGAAGATCGGTCACTCGCAGTGGGATGGTGTCGGCCTCACTGAATTCGAGGAAGCACCGCCCAGTCTGCTCGATGAAATGCGCGCCACCATTGCCGCGCTCACCGCGCGCATCGCCGCGCTGGAAGAAAGGGGACAGCCGCAGCCATGACCGCGACCATCATTTCCAACTCGATGCAATACACGTTTGGCATGATGACGAACCAAGCGATCAGCCGGATGATCGCGCTGAACACGACAATGGCGCGCTTGAACGAAGCGGTCGCGACCGCCGCGTCGGGCTTCGATGGTGTCGCTGGAACCGAGTATGAGATCGGCCCGGTGCCGAATACCTTCGGCGTGCAGCCCGATCCAGCGGCACCAGGAACGAAGGGCCAGGACTATAGCTATGCGATCGGCCAGCTTGCGACCGCGTGGCAAGCCTTCTGGGCCACCGCCGCGCCCTACATCGAACAACTCGACAATGGCACTCCGGGCATGTGATGAGCGGCTGGATCGACAATGTCTTCTATCTGCCGGTTCCTGCCGCCGATGCCGCGCTGCCGATCGCCGCATGCAGCGGCGACATCCTGGTCCAGTGGGACAACCTCAACACCTTGGGCGATTGGGTGCTGGCCGAGGGCGACCTCGAGACCGGGCAAGGCTTGGAGACCGCGTGTCTCGTCAGCCTGTTCACCGATCGGCTCGCTACGGCCGACTTCGTGCCCACTGACGGCACCAGCGACCGGCGGGGCTGGTGGGCCGATCCGTACAACGACGCGCCGCTAGGGTCCAATCTGTGGCAATTGGAGCGGGCGCATAAGACCCGCGACACGCTGGGCCTCGCGCAACGCTATGCGGCCGATGCCTTGCAATGGCTGGTCACCGATGGCGTCGCCCAGGCGGTCGCCGTCGATACCCAATGGCTCACGCCCAGCGGCGCCGGAACCTTCCTGGCAATCCGCATCGTGATCACGCAACCGGATGGCAGCATGACCCGCTTCACCTATGGCTGGGCCTGGGACAATCTCGCGGTGCTCAAGCTCGCCGTGCAGGCGCCGCCCTATGCGCTGCCGGCGGCGCGGCGCCTCGCGGCGGGGGTGCGCTGATGCCGTTCGCCCGGCCGACGCTCACCGCGCTGCACAATCAGGCAATCCAGGACATCACCACCTCGGGCGTGCCGGGCCTCGATGGCTTGTTGCGCAATGCCGTGCTGCGGGTGCTCGCCTGGGTGATGTCCGGGCTGGCCTATTCGGTCTACGGCTACCTGGACTGGATCGCGATGGAGTCGGTGCCGTTCACCGCCACCGATGAATACCTCGAAGCCTGGGCGGCGCTGGTCGGCGTGTATCGCAAAGATGCCACTCCGGCCACCGGCTCGGCACAGTTCACCGGGGTTGCCGATGTGGTCTTGCCGGAAGGCGCGCCGCTGACCCGCCAGGACGGCACGCCCTACACCACCACCGCCGATGGCACTGTGGACTCTACTGGCGTGCTGCTGGTGCCGATCATCGCCGCGGTGAGCGGCGCCGGGACGAATTGCGATGCCGGGATCTCCATTGCCATCGCCACCCCGGTGGCCGGCATCAATAGCGGTGGCGTCACCGCCACCCCGCTGACCGGCGGCGCGGACCAGGAGACGCAAGCCGAGATGCGGACGCGGATGTTGTTCCGGTATGCCGAGCCGCCGCAGGGCGGCGCTACGTCCGACTACATCGAGTGGGCGCTGGAAGTGCCGGGATGCACCCGCGCCTGGGTCCAATCCGGCGGCGGCAGCGTGCAGGTCTATCCGATGTTCGACGATGCGAACGCGGCGCATGGCGGCTTTCCGCAAGGCAGCGATGGCACGGCCAGCCAGGAAACCCGCGCACCGAACGCGACCGGCGACCAGCTCATCGTCGCGGATCACATCTGGCCGGTCCAGCCGGTGACCGCGCTGGTGTTCGTGGCCGCGCCCACGCCGTTCCCCATCAACATCACGCTGGGATCGCTCGATCCGCTCACCACCGACATCGAGGCCGCGATCACCGCCTCGCTGGTCGATGCCT